GCTGTTCATCACGAAGAAGGATGGCATTATCCAGACACTTCCCATAGTCCAACTACTGGACGTCACCAATCAATCGTACGTCAGGCAATTGGTGTAAAAAGTGAACGTGACAAAAAGATGGAAGCCCGTGCTGAAAAACGTAAAGCAAAGCAAAAGGCAGCCTCAGACCAACAAGAGTTAGGTCTCTGGAACTCTTAATCTGCTAAGATAATCGGACCACTACAAGGAGCATAATGAGTAAAGTACCTTTACTAGGGCAAAAAGAAACACCAAAAAACGAACCTATGTTTCGTTTGCTGTACTGTCTTGTTTGCCAAACACTTGAAGAATTACCTCCATACGACGGTAACCCAGAACAAGACCATTTGTTAGCAATTGCAGTTGAACCACACACGTTTCCGTCAGGAGAACCACACAAGGGTAAGTTATTTGTTTTACCCCTTCGTGCTTGGGCAAAATCTGAGTCAAAGAAAGAAATTATTCGTCAAATTAAAGGCGGAGGTTCTAAAGGTCTTGCAGAAATTGATGACACATTTTACGACTCACGTTCTATTTTTCTTGAAGACGCTATGGCTTGTTACGGAAAACATAACAAGCCAAAAGATGGTTGTGTAGACTGGCAAGACAAAAGCAAACTTCTTATTCCTAACACAATCAAAGAACGTAAAGCAGAAGGCATGGCACGTTATCAAGATGAAGCAGGACCAAAGACTTACCTCTGCAATTTCTGCCCAGTATCTATTGCTGTAAACCAGCGCAAGCAAAAACTAATCGAAGGAATCCGATAATGGCACAAGCAAAATACATTGTTACAATCAATGAAGATGGAACATTAGCAACAGAGTCCGTAGAAGTTGGAGAAGGAATCCTTCGCACTGCAACTACTTTTGATATCTATCAAAGCAGCAAAGAATTAGTCTCAGAGGTTGAACACCTTCTTTTGGCAGATAGAATTGCAAAGGCTGTTGTCACACAATTACAGCCTGTTGACCCTAGTGCAGAGATTAAGTCAAAGATAATTGACGCTTTAAGCGATAGAGGCATTAAACCAACCCTAAACTAGTCCTATGTTTAGGAACCTAGTTAGTAATGCCCAACCTGTTCACATTCAGGGTGCCGCTACTTCCTATTTTTCTGCCCCTGAATCAGACTTAGACCCTAAGTTATTTTCTGGAAACATCCTTAATGGATGGGTACGTAATGGTCTTCTTCAATTGTTGTTTGGGTTCCTTAAAGAAGAATACCAATATCCAGAAGCATGGACAAACGTATGGATTGCTGGTTCTGCAGTGTCATATCAATGGTCAGCAGCACGTGAACCAGGTGATTTAGATGTACTTATAGGCGTTGACTATATTACTTTCCGCAAATTGCACTCTGAATATAGTGGTTTATCTGACGTTGAGATTAGCCGTATGTTAAATGAAGATTTTCGCACACATTTACAACCTGACACAGAGAACTGGAATGGGTTTGAAGTTACTTTCTATGTTAACCCAGGTGCAACAGACATTAAAAGAATCAACCCTTATGCAGCCTATGACTTAATCCATAACGAATGGACAGTTGAACCTTCTAAAGAAGGTGCCCCACATAACAAGGTATGGGATGAATTTGCAAAACGTGATTTGAGCATGGCAACTGAAATTGTGGCTCGTTACTCCAAGGCTGTTGGGAAGTTAAATGCAGCACAAAACGATGCAGCCCGCCGTAACGCTGAGACTGCGATGCACAATGCTCTGATGCAAGGACACGCATTGTTCGAGGACATTCATAGTGCCCGTAAGTTTGCGTTTAAACAAGAAGGTCAAGGCTATAAAGATTTTAACAACTATAGATGGCAGGCTGGTAAGAAATACGGAACGGTTGCTGCCCTAAAGAAACTGTCTGGGTACTGGTCAGCATACAAAGCGCAAGAATCAGAAGAAAACTATGGCATTGAACTGCCAGATACCCAGACTCTAATTAGAAGAGCAGCAACGTACCGAGCAAAGGGATAACGATGAAGGTAAAAGGAATACTATTTGGGTTTTTTCTAGCAATTATTGCTGGAGGAGCAATGGCTGCTGGTCCTGATTGGGTTAAACCTAATTCTAAAGTAACTCCTGGGGTTTTAAACCCTGCAGTTACACAGGCAAACATTAAAGATAATATTTGTAAATCAGGTTGGACAGATACTGTTCGTCCTCCTGTTTCATACACTAACAATCTAAAGGTTGCACAACTAGCAGGAGACTATAAGTCTTATGTTGCTATTTGGGGTGAAGACCCAAAGGGCTACGAAGAAGACCATTTAATCTCACTGCAACTTGGTGGCTCTCCAACTGACCCAAAGAACCTTTTTCCTGAACCATACGCAGGTAACAACGCTAGAAAAAAAGATGTAGTTGAAACCAAATTAAAGCGGTTAATTTGCGATGGAACTATTACTTTAAAGGTTGCTCAAAAGGCTATTTCAAAAGATTGGGTAACCGCTTATAATAAGTACGTAAAACCAGCAGATGCAAAGGCACCAGTAGACGCAAACAACTAAACGGAGCAAAATTGAACGTTTTATTAAACCTTGATGGAGTACTTAGTTCGGAATCAGGTGAACCAATCCGAGCAGGAGTCATTCTTTACTATGCCCTTGCAAACTCCCACAGAGTAACCCTATTAACTAGTCGTAAAACTGATGACGCAGAGCAATGGTTACAGGGGCACGGAATCATTAACTATGACGAGTTGTTTGATGTTGGGGCCCACTTAGAGGGTGAAGACCTAAAGAAGAGACAGTTTCTTTTGGCACGTTCAAAAGCACCTCTTGAGATGTATGTGGACTCTGACCCAGCAATGTGCGCTTGGGCATTTGAAACACAGAATGTAACTTCTTTATTGTTTAGTCATCCAGGTTACGTCAAAGTAGAAGACCGCCCAGATGCGCCAAGCAAAGTGCGTAAATGGTCAGACATTGAAGCCTCAGTCACACGTGTGAACTTAGCCAAGGCTAAAGAAGCCCAACGTCCTAAAGAACCAAATTTCTTTGACTAATGAGAATTATATTTAGCGGTGCCGAAGTTGGCAGTAACCGTACCCTGTTAGAAGGGCAAAAGGTTGAGTTGATGGGACTCAACTTTTGGGGACTTCGTAAAAGAGGTTTGCCCAAGACTAAAAGATGGTTAATCTCAGACCACTTTGACTCTGATGTCCAGGTAGTCATTGAGTCAGGAGCAGCCCAGGCAGACAAGGCTGGACTCTCTAAAGAAGAACTAACGTCTTTAGCCATTGAGTATCAAGAGTTCCTTGTGGATAACTCTGAGAGAGCATTAGCCTTTATGGAGTTTGACTCCTTAGTTTTAGGGCAAGAATGGGTAGCCCAACAAAGAGGGTTCTATGAGTATGACCCTAAGTTCTGGGTAGTCTGGCATGAAGAGTACGGATTGCCAGCCCTCAAGAGCCTCTGTGAACGCCACCAAAACGTGGTCATACCCAACGACGAGATTGAGGCTGTAACCAGCCTCTCAGCCCTCACACGAGGTTACCAACGCCAACACGGAACCCAGTTTCATGCCCTAGCCTGTGCCAAGCCAGACAACCTACGACAGGTACCATTTAGCACAGCCAGCACATTGTCATGGTTATCGCCCATGAGACGAGGCGAGACTATCGTCTGGGATGGCACCAAGTTAAACCGTTACCCAAAGAAGATGAAGAACCAAGCACGCCCACGCTACAAGGCTATTGTGGAGAAGGCTGGGCTAGACTATTTAGCGTTTAGCCAAGATAGTACCCTAGAAGCCACTAGAGTTGCAGTTTGGTCATACAAGAAACTAGAGGCATCCATGGATAAGAAAACCCCTGACTTACATATTATTGATGGTGGAAAAAAGGACCTAGTATCTGATAACAGTGATACCCCCTTACTATCAGGTTTAGGGGAATTAGGGGGGTACCTTTCTGATAACAGTGACCTCGACATGCGGAAAAAAGAACCTACAGAACTAGTCCAAAGAGCCTCTGAAGAGATGCAAAACCTTCCTGTTTTTGGTTACAGAATGAAAACAATTGTAGAGACAGATGACGATGGTAAGGACGTTCTAAAAGACGTTCCAGTCATTAGCAACCAGAACACATCCCTTCGACAGTGCGACACGTGTTTTGTTGCGGCTAATTGTCCAGCCTTTAAACCAGCCAACACCTGTGCTTTTAACCTCCCAGTTGAGGTAAAGACTAAAGAACAATTGAAATCTCTTTTGACTACAATCATTGAGATGCAAGGCCAAAGAGTTGCTTTTATGCGTTTTGCTGAAGAAATGAATGGTGGATACGCAGACCCTAATCTTTCTCAAGAGATTGACCGCCTCCTTAAACTGGTAGGCAATGTTAATGAGATGGACCAAAATAAAGAGTTCATTCAGATTACTGCAAGCCGTCAATCTTCAGGTGGAGTTTTGTCCGCCATTTTTGGTGACAGAGCCCAAGCCCTAAAAGAACTTCCAGAAGCACTTAGAGAAGATACTGTTACAAGGATTATTTCTGAATCTATAGAAGAGTAAGTTATCTGATAACAGTAAGTGGAGTGTAGTGGAACAGGGTGGAGCAAGGTGGAGGAAAGTTTAGCCACACGAAATCCAGTTCTAAGTATTTGAAGTTAACAAGTGCATGGTAGGTTTCCCTCCGTCACAATAGGTCTTCTTATTGAGGGGTATATTCAATTAAATAGAAATGGTGGTCGTTAAATGGGGTTGTTCTCTTTTGAACTAGCAAACGAATTCGTAGAGACCTACAAGGTAAAGAAGGCACCATTTGGGTATAGGGATGCTGGGGGAAATTCAGTAGGAGAGATTACCTTTCTTCGTACCTATTCTCGCCTGAAGGCAGATGGTACTAAGGAGACTTGGGTAGACGTATGCCAGAGAGTCATCAACGGTATGTACTCGCTTCAGAAAGACCACGCCAAACTTAATCGCTTACCTTGGTCAGATGCCAAGGCAGCAGCCTCTGCTAAAGAAGCATTCGACCGTCTCTTCAACTTGAAGTGGACTCCACCTGGACGTGGACTATGGGTAATGGGTACTCCGCTTGTTAATGAACAGCGCAACAGTGCTGCTTTACAGAACTGTGCTTTTGTATCAACAGGCTCTATGACTAAGACAGACCCATCCAAACCATTCGCCTTCCTAATGGAAGCATCAATGCTCGGCGTCGGAGTTGGCTTCGATGACAAGGGAGCAGACAAGGACTTCAATATCTATGAACCACAAACAGGTGACACCTATGTCATACCAGACACTAGAGAAGGATGGGTCGAATCAGTTGCAACCCTCATCAATGCCTACCTCAAACCAGATACGAAGGCTCCAGTATTTGATTACCAAGAAATCCGTCCAGCAGGTACGCCAATTAAAACCTTTGGTGGAACCGCAGCAGGACACGAACCTTTAGAGAAATTACACGATTTTATTAGAAGCATGTTCGATAGTCGTGCTGGTCAGAAACTAACTCGTCGTGACATTGCAGACATTGGAAACGTCATTGGCGTATGCGTTGTTTCAGGCAACGTTCGTCGTTCTGCTGAACTTCTTATGGGACGCTTAGAAGATGAAGACTTCCTCAACCTAAAGAACTATGAGAAGTATCCTGAGCGTATGTCTCATGGGTGGATGTCTAATAACTCTGTTGAGGTATCTGTAGGTCAAGACTTGTCACCAATCATTGACGGCATTGCTCGCAACGGTGAACCTGGAGTTATTTGGATGGATGTATCTCGTCAATACGGACGACTTGCAGACCCAATCAACAACAAAGACTGGCGCATTGCAGGCTACAACCCTTGTGCAGAACAATCACTTGAATCATACGAGTGCTGTACTTTGGTTGAGACATACTTGAATCGCCATGACTCATTAGAAGATTTTAAGAGAACACTTAAATTTGCTTATCTTTACGCAAAGACTGTGACTCTTATTCCTACTCACTGGCAAGAGACTAACGCCATCATGCAACGTAACCGCCGTATTGGAACTTCAATCTCTGGTGTAGCAAACTTTGCAGATAACAATGGTTGGTCACAACTTCGTACATGGATGGATGAAGGTTACAGAGTTATTAAAGGTTACGATGTGAGTTACTCTGAATGGCTTGGCATTCGTGAATCAATCAAGACTACAACTGTAAAGCCATCGGGAACAGTTTCAATCCTTGCTGGTGAATCTCCTGGAGTTCACTGGGCATCAGGTGGTAAGCACTTCCTTCGTGCTATTCGTTTTGCAAACTCTGACCCAATGCTTCCGCTATTTGGAATGGCGCAATATAGGGTTGAACCTGCTGCTGAATCACCTGACACTACAAGCGTTGTGTTCTTCCCTGTAGAGACTGACGCAAAGCGTGCAGAGAAGGATGTAACTATTTATGAGAAGGTAGCACTTGCTGCTGCGGCTCAACGCTATTGGTCAGATAACTCTGTATCAGTAACAGTTACCTTTGACGCAGAGAAAGAAGCAGAGAACATTGAACCTGTGCTTCACATGTACGACGGACAACTAAAGACAATTTCTTTCTTGCCTATGGGTAACCATGTCTATCCTCAGATGCCTTACACACATATTACTGCTCAAGAGTATGAGGACTACACAATGAAGTTGTTTCCTATTGACTTCAGCGGTGTTTATGCAGGTATGGCTGCGGATGCTATTGGTGAGGCTTACTGCACAACTGATGCTTGCGAAGTAAAGTTAATTAAAGATAACTCTTAATTACTTTTTGTTCTTTGGCGGAGGAGTGCGTAAGCGCTTCTTTGCTAATTGAGCCTTTTGATTAGCGGCACTTCTATCTGCTTTTGCTTTGGCTGCTCCCGCTTCTTTCTTTTGGCGCATTGTAACTACGTCAAGAGGTTCATGGTGAACTGTTGCTTCCATGACAACGCCTTTACGAGAACGAACTCGAATTACATGGTCTTTAGAATTAGGGTGACGGCTTACATGTGTTACATCGCCGTTAGGAAGTTCGTTTTTTGCCCCTACTCGTGTTGCGTAGGAAATCTCTTCTGAAGTTGCTCTTGGCATGTTCCAATGATAAAGAAAAACCCCGATAGTTATGTGCTATCGGGGCTATGACTTCTTTACTTACTCTTTATAGACGCTACCTTTTGGTATCCAGTCTTCTTTTTGTTTCTTGAGCCAGGTAACTTACCCCCAGGGCCCTTGTGTGCTGCTTGTCTTGCGGCTAAAGCAGCATCAATTTTTAGTTGGTTCTTTTTTGCTCCCATTGCTTTCCCTTCTGCTAAGGCTTTCACTTTACCATAAATGAGAAAGCCCCACCATTTCTGATGGGGCTTCCTTTATGCACCTGTTATTGCTATGGCTTTTGCTTTTGCTTTGGCTACGATTTTTGCTTAGAAGGGAACTTTGTCATCCAAAACTTTACTGCTTTGGTTTTGACTCCCTTCCATGCGCTCCAATCTTTACCTCCACCGCTCATGTGATAAGCGATTTGGGCATTGACCACAGGGTTGAACAGTTCAGCATTAGAAGCCAAATTGAACTTATCTCGTCTATCTGCACCCATTGAACCAAGCATGTTTACTTGGAATAGACCAAAGGAGTTGTCCCCTGTCTTGCGATTACCGTTGTGAGATAGCGGATTACCATGTGATTCTTTCTTTGCGACAGCCCATGCTTCTTTTAGGTCTTCACCTTTGAAGCCAACTGCGCTCAATAACTCTATGAGTTGTGCGTCAGTCAGACTGTCGGCGTTTACATACTTGGCAAGTATGCGAACTTGTTTGCTCTGTTGAGTTGTTATTGCTTCGGCTTTGGTTGGCGCTACAGCCTCGGTTGTACCGACTGCTACAAGACCACTAGCCAACATTATTACAATGCCGCCTAGTCCCAATGCTCTTAGCCTTGCTTTTGCTTGTTCT